CACCACAGTGTTAGGCAAGTATACTTGAGCACTGTTCCAGTTGTTGTTTACAAAGTTAGACACAGCCTCGGCCAGTTCAGGCCAAGTGGTATTTGCAATACCAGGAATGTTTTGTAATGAAACTTGCAAGGCCTTGTTGGCAGTGGCAATGCCCTGAGGTATAACTTTGCCTAATTCATCGCAACCACTCAGCGATGGTAGATATGAATCTACCACAGGTTGGATGCTGCTGTTTACATTGCCAGCAGTGTCAAAAATAAAAAGATTACCGTTAGGGCTGCGGGTCAGCAGTGTGTCATAGCTCAATGGAAACATCTTGACCGGATCCAACAACTGATCTAGGCTGGTGATGTTGGGTGTGGTAACTCCCAAGATCTGCAGAATCTGTGTGAGATCATCACCACGTATGGTGGTCATGGCCTGGTAGGCTAGTTTCTGTATTCTATCAAAATCATTGTCCAGCAGACCGTCTTGGTTGAAAAGACTCACACGATTGTCAGTCACAAGATCTCGTATGTCAGTCAAGTCAGCACCGGCCTGAACCATGGCCGATTCCAGCGCCGGAGTTGTGGATCCTTGCAGGCCGGCCACGGCACTGATCTGCTGTATTACTCCAGCCGGAGTGCCATATAGGTCTAGATTGGCTGTGTTTACCAAATTACCTTGGCGAGCAAGATCATAGCCAAAGCGATCAAACACCGGATTGACATCACTGATGTTGGCAGTGGTCAATGCATCCATGCTGCTAAATGTTGGTCCAAGATAGGTGTTGGCATTTTCATTGGCAAACACCACCTGATTGGTGCTGGCGACAAATCCACTGACCACAGCAAATATCTGTGCAAACAAACTGTAATCAGGGGTTTGGCTGGGATAAGGACCTAGACCGCGATAGTAGCCTGTGAGTTGATTGATGTAGTCAACCAGCAACGGCGCCTGGCCGTAATAGGTTGTCAGAATACTGTTTGGTCCGTCTGGGCTACCGGTAAGCCAACGTCCGGTGCCGCCGCTGTCTGACAAAAATCTCAACACACCAATGGTATTGGAACTTATCCAGGCACCCGGTGTAGAAAGACCCACAGCGATTGTGTCGGCCAGTGCTGATGTGAAATTGGCAAGATAATTGTTCAGGGCAGTTTCAAGTGCGGTGTTGGCCATTTTCAGCCCGGAGCTGTCAATCATGTTGGCAGCCAAGGTCAGCTGCAACGGCGTGTATGAACTGGTGGCCATTAGTTTACTCGTACATTGGGACTGCCGCCAGATCTGGCATGACCGCAACTGTCGCTGTCGCCGGTGCGTGTGACCGGTATGTTGCCTGCTCGCACATTGGGACTGGCCACAGACACTCGTGCTGAACAATGTGCTCCACATCTGCGACGCCCGCAGCAGGGATGAGGTGTGACAGGATTGCCCTTGACAGCAATGGGACGATTGTTTACTCGCACCGAAGATACACCACCGGTAACTACTCCACCGGCTGAATCGGCATCTCCCACTCGCTGTGCTGCTGGCATATTATCCCAAGATCAGTTTCTTTTCAGGCACTGTGATACCTGTGGTGGCCTGTACATATTTCATGCGTACTTCTTCGTCGGTGATGACAAACAGGCTCACGCTGTTGATATTTAGTGATGCATTTTCGTGGCGATCGCCTGTGAACAAACTGGGCACCAGGCCAATGCCCTGTGGTCCCGGAGCCACACTCACAGGTTCGTTGAGTTGCACTGAGTATTCGTTCTGTGATTCCACCTTGGCAATGAGTTCCTCACCACTGTTGAGTTTGAAGGTATAGACTTTGCCAATTTCAAGAGCCAATTTCATGAGTTTCCTTTGAGAAGTTTTTGTCGTAGTTCCTGAAATCCACCCACATGGCTGTCATCCAGAAAGATCTGTGGCAGAGTCCGCGCTGTGGGCACTGCTTCTAGTAATTGTTGTTTTGTCCAATCCTGTGAGATATTGCGTTCTTCGTATTCTATACCTCGGCTCTCCAGAAGAGCCTTGGCCTGGACGCAGAATGGACATGCGTCCTTGGACCACACTATTGCTTTCATTGTTTCCTCTATTATAGATCTGGTAGTGCATCGTAGTCAAGGCTGTCGCTCATGACTCCGATAACATAGTTAGTTGATTCGCTTTCCTGCAGCGCAGTTTGTTTCTTGTGTGTGTCTACGTGCTTGTTGAACCAAGGAATGGGAGTGGTTCTTGGTGCCGGATTCCAGTACTTGATACCAATTTCTTTCAAGGCGTTGACTGCGGTATAGTCCACAAAGTCTTTGAGGATGGCCGCATTGAGACCAATCACCGGACCACGAGAGAACAGATAGTCGGCCCAGGCTTTTTCTTCTTGTATGACATCTGCATAAATGGTCATAACTTCGGCTTCACATGCAATCTTGGCCTGTGCAAATCTTGGATCTTCTTTCACAACCTGATTGATGATCCAACCAGTCCAATCACGATGCAAGATTTCATCTTGTAGGATCAAGCTGATGATGTTGCCATTGCCAATAAAGATCTTGTTTTCTACCATGGCCAAGCTTGTGGCAAAGCTCACCATGAAGCGGAACGCTTCCAGGGCATAGCTGGCGTGTAGGGCTAGGTAAATGGCCTGCACATGATCCTGTTCGTCCACGGATTTGCCAACTTCTTTCTGGCAATTGATTTCGTGCAACTTGTCGTAATACTTGCCAACACTTGATGCCATGTCAACAATTTCCTGTGTGTCGTGGATGGTATTAAACACTTCCTTGGGCACATTGTAGATGTTGCGAATGATGTGGCTGTAGCTACGACTGTGAATGTTGGTTTCAAAGAATGTCCAATTGTAGACCAAGGCTTCAAGTTCGGGCAGACTCACAACCGGAGTAAAGATTTGACTTGGGCCGCGACCCTGCAGACTGTCCAGTGCTGTTTGACGCAACAGGTTGCTGGTAAAGATATGACGCACAGTTTCCGACGCATCCTTGAAGTCAGCAGAGTCTTTGGTGAGATTGATTTCCTCAGGCACCCAAAAGAATCCACGAGCTTCCTGTTCAAACTTCACTATCTTGTTGTATTTGACTTCTTCAAATCGTTGGATGGTTACAGGACCGGCCGGATCCAAAAACATCTTGCGGCTGAGATAATCGGTGCGATTGCGTAGGTTGTATTGTGCTTGACTCATGATATTTTTTAATTGTAATTGTACAGCAAACCGCCATCAGTTGTGCGGTGAGTTATTCCGATTGTGGCATGTGGGCGCACTGCCATTACAGCACACACAGCCGGTCCCCAGTGTCCTAGATCCAGTGTGAGTCGATGTTTACCTTGTGCCATGCCCATTCTGGGAACCAGTAACACAGTTTGTTGTCTAAACTGTTGAGTATCCAATTCCAAACACAAACTGTCGGCGTTCCAGTCTATGGGCTGAACCCTGGTACCATCTGCGTCCTGAGTAGTCACAGCTTGCATGCCTCACAATCTTCGTCCAACATGGGTTCCAACGCCAAGGGTGTTTCCTGGGTGTCTACCTGTTTCACGCCCTGTTTGTTGATCAGGCTGTAGTAAAAAGTTTTTAATCCCCAACGATGTGCCTGCATGAGATTGGCAGCAATCAATGTGGTTGGAACTTTACGCTCCGGAAAATGTGCTGGATTGTAAAACGTGTTGGTGCTGATGCTTTGGTCCACATAGGCTGCCAACACCGCTGCGGTCTTGATATAACCTATGCAGTCAGTCTGTTCCCACATCAACTGATAACGATTACGCAGTCGCTGATATTCAGGAACCACTTGTGTGAATGATCCGGCCTTGCTTTCTTTCACTGTGATCAAGCTCATGGGCATTTCAATGCCATTGGTTGAATTGATCACCACTGAACTGGATTCCACAGGTGCAATGGCCATCAAGGTAGCATTGCGTACACCATGTTGTTTCATGTTGGCACGCAGAGTTTCCCAGTCCAGTTCTGGCACAAAGTCTGTGAGTTCATTCACGGCCTGCGCTCTACGCTCCCAGGGAAACACGCCACGACCATACCAGGTGTGATCACTGTCTCGGCAGCGTCCACGTTCCTTGGCCAGTTCCACTGTGGCTTCGGTGAGGTAGAAGGCCTGATGTTCCATCCAGGTCTTGACCTCGGCCAGGGCGTCGGCTTCACCGTAGTCTAGATCACGCTTGGCATGCCAGTAGGCCAAGTTTGTGACGCCAATGCCTAGTGGCTGGATTTCCTCGTTGCTGAGTTGGCTTTGAATTGATAGGAAATCTTGATAGTCCAGTATGTTGCATAGACTGCGTTGTAAAATTCTACAGGCACGGCGCATGTCTTCAGGATTGCGGAATGCACCCCAGTTGATACTGCCCAGAGTGCAGAGAGCAATACGCCCTTCAGCATCGTCTAGACGCCGGAAAGGACGTGTGGGCAACAGAATTTCGCAGCAGAGATTGCTTTGATAGATTGTGTGATATTCAGGATCAAACGGACCTTGATTGATCACGTTGTCAATGAACACTAAGTAGATGCGTCCGGTGTCGGTGCGTTCTTTGAGAATGCCTGACTTGAATACTTCTTCGGCGCTGATGACTTTCTTTCTTAGGTCTCGACGCTTTTCGTATTTTACGTAAAGTTCCTCGAATAAGGCAGTGTCTTTATAGAAGGCTTCATAGAGGTCAGGTACTTCATTGGGGTCGAAGAACGTAATGTTTTCCTTGTTCTTAAAGCGACGCCAGAAGAATGCAGATAGCACGACACCATAATCCATGTGTCGTACCCGGGTCTCTTCGGTGCCTTGATTGTTCTTGAGAACAATGAGGTCATCAAATTGATGATGCCATATGGGATAAAAAACCGTAGCCGAAGCATTTCTTATTCCTCCTTGACTGCAACTGCGCAGGTCACCAAACCACTTCTTCAAGAATGGAATCATGCCTGTGTGCATGATTTCGCCACCGCGAATGGGCGAACCCAAGGGACGTAGACGACCAATCTCCAGGCCAATGCCAGCTCGCTTGCTGGCATACTTGGCCATCATTTCACCGCTAGCGAATATACTATCCAGGTCATCATCAGACCTAATAAGAACGCAAGAACTAAATTGTTTAGTCGGAGTGCCAAGACCAGCAAGCACAGGAGTAGCAAGAGTGAAAAGCCCATCACTAGCAGCATTGTAATATTCCTTGATGTATTTCATGCGAGCCGTGTTTGGCTCTTCGCGGTGAAACACTGTGGCAGCGGCAATCATGTAGCGTACCTGGGGTGTTTCAAATATTTCCTTGGTGCTGCGATTGCGCACAAGATATTTTTCAATCAGCTGTTCAATGGCAGCATAGCTGTACTGCTCGTCGCGCGAATGATCAATGATGTCATTCATGCGGTTCCAGTCTTCTTCGCTGTACCACTCCAGGAGCTCGGGTGTATAAAGACCAACCTCCACATTTCGCTTGACAATAGCGTAGAGGTGAGGAGGCTGATATGAACCATAAACATCCTTTCTCAACATGGAAAGACGCTGTTTGCCAGCCACGTGTTGATAATTGACGTGTCCAACTTCGGGGTTGGCTTCTACATCAATCAAGTCAACGATGGCTCGCAACGTGATGCCATCAATTTCTCGAGTGCTAATGCCATCATAAAAATGCATTTGAGCCTTGATTTCAATCATGCTCTGACTCACATCCGATGTGCCTTGGCACACTTTGGCAATTTGATTTTGCCATTTTTCTAGTGACAATGGCTCACGGGCACCATTGCGTTTGACAACACTGATAGTTTTCATTGGTTTTTATTTTATTTTAGTTGGGCTAGGATTTGGTGTTGCGACACCGATCGTCGCGGCTGAATTGGCCCTAGGTTGATATTTACAATAGAACTCTGGTCCCAATTCAATATATATTTCTCTTGATGGGCCAGGACTAAATTGTATTCTCCGTTGTCAATCAAACAACTGTCTTCAAGATCTTCACGTTCTAGCATGGCTATAGTGTACATGATTCCTAGCCCGCGAGCAACATCACAGAACACATTGTCACTCAATAATTGCCAAGGGTCTGGCCAGGTCTGTTTATCATCCCAGTGTAGGTAATAGGCGCACCAAGGAGATTGAAACCACCAGGCATTGATGGCTTCTAGCGCAGATTTGGTGTCAAGATCTTGACAGCGATGGCGAAGAGTAGACCAAGACTGCAATCTCAGTGCAAAGGTATTGGGCCACATTTAGTAGAGATAGCTAATACTGTACTTTATTTGACCATCACCACTGCCGTTGGCAGTGTAGTTTATTGAAATTTCGGGGCTAACAATGCTACCGTTGTGAACCGCTTCAAGAGTCACGGCTGTGGAACCATTTTCCACAAAATCATCAACCCAACTGAATCCAGTGCCCGCTGTACCAGTTTGTCCTGTGACCACTGTCATTTTGCCAGTGCGTACATCGCCGGATCTCACAATAGTATACTCAAAGAAAAAACCAGGAATTTCAGTTGCAAGACTCTTGATCACGGCCAAGGTGTTGAATGCGCTGTCGTCATTGATGATATCAGCAATGCCGGCCACTCGTTTGTAGGCACCTAATTCAATGACATTTCTGCGAGTGTTGTCTACCGCATTGTTTTGATAAAGTTCTACAAATCTTTGATTAGCGCCCAAGACCACAGCATCTGTGGCATTGGTTTCAATTCTAGGAAAAAGGTCAGCGGCAGTGGCACCGCGCTCAAACATGTCGCCCACACTGACATTCTGATTGGCATCAAGATTGATGATTTCATGTTGAGGAAAGGCATCACCTAGAAATCCGTTGCCTACATCATAAAACGTGTTGTAGGCACTGATATTTCTCGACACACCGTCAAACACGATGCCTTGGGCTGCAACTTCGTCAAACAAACACTGCACCACTCTAGTTCCTGTGGGTCCGCCATTGACCGGTGATCCGCTTCCCAACACTACACCCTGGAACAAGGTATCAAAGGCCGTGTTGGTAAATGACACGTTTTCTATCTGCTGATCGGAAAATGCACCAATACTGAATCCTGTGACATGACTGTTGTTGATCGTGACATTGCGAGTAATCAGTGTGGCTGAACTGGTAAATTCAAATCCCAGGGCAGCCACAGGTGTAACACTGATGCTGGCTGTGGTCTGTGGACCTTGCACAGTGACTGCATCCAAGAAGCAGTTCTCAGCATATTCGATCAAGACGCCGTTGTTGGTGCTGTCGCTTTCAAATTGCATGCCAGAAATGCGCAGATTGCCAGGAGTCAAGGCACCATTGGTACCAATGTTGACCCCGGTCTGTTGCAGGCTGTCGGTGGTGCGAGCCATGTAGCTGGGCAAAGTTGTGGACTGCCAGTATGTGTTGCTGGCCGGCGGTGTAGGCAGTGCTTCGCCAATGGGCACTGGCAACAGGCTTCTAAAATAGTTTCCGCTGTTTTCTACCAACACACCCTGAGCATAGGCCACGGTATTGGTCCAGGGCAACACCTCAAATTTGATTATGGTGCTCTTGGCGCCTTCACCGTACAGTGTGCAGAACGGTGGGATCAGCAGGGTATCACTGATGACATAGGTGCCGGCCGGGAAAAACAAACTGCGTCTGATCTGTGGATTGATTTCCCTACAGAACATCTGAAACAGCGCACGGTTGATGTCGGCAGTGACGTCTGTGACGCCGTCGCCTGTGGCGCCAAAGTCTGTGATCACTGCATAGCTGTCCAGTCTGCTCTGTATGCTCTGACTCACTGGCGCACTGGCTGTGGCACCGGTCTGCACTGCATAGCCTGCTGCCAAGCCTTGATAGGTGTACTGGTTGGCAAAACTCAGCACATCGCTGAATTCTGTCAAAACTTCAGTATTGCCAATTACTGGTGCGCCGTCGGCTAGATCGCCGTTGCCAATAAACAGGCGTCGTTCATCTACAGCCCAGCCCAGTTCACCACCAGCCAAGGGCTGTGGGAGATCAACCAATAAACCCTTGCGTTGAGTGATGCGAGATATTTGTACGATTGCCACGGTGTTTGTCCTTGAGTACGATGCTGTATTTAGCGTGATTCGTAATACTGTTCTACCCGCTCGATCCAGCGTTGATGCCAGTGATCAAAGTTCCTGGGCTCCAAAACAAATTCTTGATATTGGGGGTTGCCCCACTCGCCCGGCGCAATTTCGGGTGGTTTTACACACATCAAGATCACCCCAGTGCGTATGTCTGTGCCATGCACTTCGTTGTGGGCAGCAGCATAGGCCGCCAGCTGCAAAAAGTAGTCGTCAATCCACTCCTGCTTTTTGGGCCGGTTGGTTTGTTTGAAATCCAAGATAGCAGGTTCGCCTTTCCATGTGCCCACGCAGTCTGTGGTGCCAGCGTAGAGTCCAGGGTAATACAGGGGCACTTCACACCCCCAGAACTCATCTGCATTGCCCAGTCCCCGCAGTATGACCTCAGCGGCCATGAACCAGCTGGGTTGCGCGAACGGATTTGACGGAAAATCACCAATGTCATCGGTCTTGATGTAGCGTTCAAGATAGGTATGCATTCTAGTGCCACGATTGGCAGCTTCTGTGGTGATTTCTTGAGCTCGTTTTTCGCCCACACGGTTTTTCCACTCCTGCAGAGCTTGTCGAGCTTCTTGTGGTTTGGTACGATCCAAAATGGTTGTGACACTGGGCACTCGCTCACCCGAGGGCAGGCAGTAATGTCTTTTGCCTTCCATTGTGGTGCGATCAAGACTGTGATAGTTGTAACGTTCTAGAATCATACTTGGTGCACCTCAACGCCGCTGCGGGCTAGAAATTTTAAACCAGAATCATCGCGATAGTCAGTGCGATAATACACACGACCAACTCCGCTTTGATATATCAATTTGCTACATTCCAGGCAAGGAGCATGGGTGACAAAAATGTCAGCACCTAGACCACTGTTGGATCCACGGGCGAGTTTTGCAATAGCATTTGATTCCGCATGCAAAACCTCAGGTTTGGTTTTTAAGTTATAGGGTTTGCCAGTGTCGTCTTGATAGTCCCATTGATTGTTATCAATGCTCCACTCGTTGGCATAGACTTCATCTTCACAGTTGTTGTCCCACCCTGCTGGCATACCGTTGTAGCCATAGCTGATCACCGTGTCATCTTTCACAATCACAGCACCCACGTGCAAACGTCGAGCATGACTGAGTTGGCTCACTCGATGCGCCCAGTCCATGTATAAATCAATAAATTTTTGCTTCATAGTCCTCTACATAAGTGTGTGTAATGACCAATGTTGTATTGAGCCTGGGCAACCATGTCACCCAGTATAT